CATCGTGAATGGAACGAGGACTTATTTGCATGAGCATTAGTAACGAAAAATGGATTTATTTAAGAAACGAAATTGAGCATCGCGGCATTTATAGAGTGCCAGATGGGCAAGCAGCAATTCCAGCAAAAGCAGCAAATGATTCTTACTATTGGCAATTCTATTTGCGTAGATGTTTATTTGATCCTAAGTTTGTAACTACAGCAGCAGAACTTCTAATAGAAAAATTGCCGCATACTAATGTGCAAATTGGGGCATGCGAGGATGCAGGAATTACACTAGGATTTGGTATGGCTCAAATATTAGGGTCACCAATGATTAGTTTAAAAAAAACACGTAAATCGTACGGATTATTAAATTTCACCGAAGGCAGAGTAACCGGTAATCCTATTTTACTAGTTGACGACTTAGCAGGTAGCCAAGATACGCTAAAAAAATCAGTTAGATTATTGCAAGCATTTGATTTACCAGTAGCAGATCAATATGTAGCACTAATAAACAAAACAGTAGGTACACATACTGAAAACTATTTAAATCAAAAGCAGTTAATTAGTTTGTTTACCTGCAACGATTTTTCTCTAATGTGGAATGCATATGTTGCAAGATATCAACGTACTCCAGATTTTGGACCTTATTATTAATACTGAAAGACATAGCGAATGAATGCTAAAGAAAAAGAAGTAATGGATATTCTTCAAGAAGAATGTGCAGAGGTAATCCAAGCAGTTAGTAAAATTAATCGCTTTGGAGCCGACAATGTAAAACCGGGTAAACCTAAAACCAATCGAGAGCATCTTGAAGAAGAATTGGGCGATATGCTCGCAATGATTGACATTATGCTTGAGTTGGGTGTAATATCCATAGACAACTTAGAAGTTGCAAAAAAAGCAAAGATTGAAAAACTTAAGAAATGGTCTAACATTTATGAGCAAAATTAAAATAGCAGAGCTGTTCTACAGCATCCAAGGTGAAGGACGTTACATGGGTGTGCCGTCTGTTTTCTTACGTACATTTGGATGTAATTTTAAATGTGCAGGGTTTGGTATGCCACGCGGAGAATTAAGTATGGAGGCTGCTGGTATTGCAGCTACACATTCATTGGTTACCCCTTTTCAAAAGTATGAAGAGCTCCCGTTAGTAAGCACAGGCTGCGATAGCTATGCCAGCTGGGATCCAGCATTTAAAGATCTAAGTCCAATGTTAACGACAGATGCAATTGTAGAACGCATTATGGAAATACTTCCGCATGGTGAGTGGCGCGATGAGCATTTGGTTATCACCGGAGGCGAACCATTGCTGGGATGGCAACGTGCTTATCCAGATTTGTTAAATCATCCTAAGATGGCTGGCTTGAAAGAAATTACATTTGAAACCAATGGTACTCAGAAACTTGCTCTAGACTTTGCTTCGTATTTGCACACATGGAAATCACATCATGATCAAGACTTTTGGCGTGAGATTACCTTCTCAGTAAGTGCCAAATTGCCTTGTAGTGGTGAGCCGTGGGAAGAAGCTATTCTACCCGAAGTAGTTTGTGAATATGAAGAATACGGCACAGCATATTTAAAGTTTGTTATTGCCACACAGGAAGATTTTGAAGATGCAGAACGTGCCATTGCTGAATATCGTGCAGCAGGATTTACAGGGCATGTGTATCTAATGCCAGTGGGCGGTGTTGAAAGTGTGTATGCATTAAACAATCGTAATGTGGCATTGTTGGCAATGAAACACGGACTACGGTACAGTGATAGGCTACAAGTACCGTTATTTAAAAATGAGTGGGGTACTTAATATGAATAAAGAATTACTTAAAAATTTACAATTAATGGCTGGTGGAAGTTTTTATTCTGACATTAATCCGGATATACAAGAGCGTTTTGCAAAACTAATCCTATTAGAGTGCATTGATATATGTGATAAAGGTAGTACTACTCAAATGACCAGTTTGGGAGCAGCTGGCATGATTAAACAACGGTTTGGCATTAACTAGCATGAATTACTTTTTGTGTTTCTTGCTTGGTTATATTATAGGCGTATTATATATGTGCTATCGTTCCAACGAAGATGCTAGAGTAGATAGAGAATAACTATAAAGAAAGATTTAAAATCATGGGACTATTTGATAAAGTATTTGGAAAAAAAGAATCTATGCCGCCACCGGTTGAGGCCAACCCGGTTGTAGTCCCCGAAGAACCCAAAGCACCGAAAGCACGCCGTAGTAAAAGCAAGCCTAAAGAGCCTGTAGTAGCAGTATCGGTAACGTCAGAAAAAGATAAAGCTACTGCTGCCGGTGAACCATGGGTATCTGTTATTGGTGTAGAAATTGATCCTGATAATGTTGGCAATGGTGCATTCGAGCTAGACTGGAATGAGATTTTCTTGGCCAAGTTGGTTCGTGCAGGATACAAAGGAAAGACCGATCAACAAATTGTTGATTTATGGTTCCAAGAAATTTGCCGAAATGTATTAACCGAAGCATTTGAGCAAGAACAAGCAGATCCTGATGCACGTTATGTAAATAAAACAAAATTAGACTCAAATCGATCAGAGTACCGTTGACAGCTAAACAAATCTATGTTAACATTGCGGTATGACTACATACCTACTCATTGATTTAGCAAATACTTATTTCCGGGCTCGTCATGCTGCACACAGAGGCAGTACATTAGAAGAACGAGTGGCATTTGGATTACATGTAACTATGAGCAGCATTAATAAATGCTGGAGAGATCAACGTGCCGATCATGTGGTTATCTGCAACGAAGGCCGATCATGGCGTAAGGACTTTTATCCTCCTTATAAAGCTAATCGTGCAGTAGCCAGAGACGCTGCTACTGTAGCAGAACAAGAAGAAGATAAGATGTTTTGGGAAGGACTTGATTCTCTTAAGGATTTCTTCACCGATCGCACTAACTGTACTACCTTGCGTCATCCCGAGCTAGAAGCAGATGATTTAATTGCAGGGTGGATACAAAGTCATCCACTGGATAATCATGTTATTGTTAGCAGCGACACCGATTTTCATCAGTTGTTGGCTACTAACGTAAAACAATATAATGGTATTGCAGATGAATTGCACACCTTAGATGGCATCCTTGATAAAAAAGGCAAACCTGTAATTGATAAGAAGACCAAAGAACCTAAACGTATCCCCGACCCCAGCTGGATACTATTTGAGAAATGTATGCGTGGCGACCCCACTGATAATGTCTTTAGTGCCTATCCGGGTGTGCGTACTAAAGGCAGCAAGAACAAGGTGGGATTGGAAGAAGCCTACAACGACCGAGATCATAAAGGATTTTCCTGGAACAATCTCATGTTGCAACGTTGGTCTGACCACAATGGTCAAGAGCACAGAGTTAAAGACGACTACGAGCGCAATCGTGTACTAGTTGATTTGTCTGCCCAACCCGATAATATTAAACTGAAGATAGCCGAAACTATTATTAGCAATAGCGTAGTAAAATCCAAACCCATGGTTGGCGCACAGTTTTTAAAATTTTGTGGCAAATTTGAATTAAACAAGTTAAGCGAGAATGCTACTAGTTTTGGTGAATTGCTAGGATCAAGTTATCCCAATCCAGTTATATGATTGATTGTCTAATTATAGGTGACAGCATTGCTGTTGGTACAAAACAGTTTCGCCCTGATTGTGTAGCCATTGCCAAAGGCGGAATTAATAGTTGGCAATGGCGCCGGCAATATCTTGATGGAGATCAAGGTGCATTACCCAAAGCCGAAACGCTAATCATTAGTCTAGGATCAAATGATCACAAAGGTGTACACTCTCGAGAAGAGATTTCACGGATACGTCAATTGGTATCTGCTAAACGTGTCTATTGGATCATGCCTGCTATTAAACCCGAGATACAAGCAATAGTCCGGGAAGTAGCATCTGGCTTCGGCGATACTGTTATTCCTATTACTCGATTACAACCAGATGGTATTCATCCCAGTTGGGCAGGGTATAAAGAGATAGCAGAAAAAACAAAATAAAGGATTAATTATGAGTTCAATGATTGCTAAAACAGTTATTAAAAATAAATTTTGGATTGTCGAAAACAATGGCCAAAAAATAGGTACTATACAGGCCGCGCCCGATGGTGTTGTTCTAGTACGTGGTACATCACGTGAAAAGTTTCCATCATTTAAGATATTAAGTTCTAAATACAACATTGCACCTACCAAGATAGGGAAAGCAAAAAAAGAGAATACCAACCAAGTTCTTGAATTTCCTTGTGATAGTATTCCCTATAATGGCATATTTGATTTAAAGTCCAGGTTGCCGTTGTTTACTAAAGAACCAAAAAGTAAAAGTTTTTACTGTGCAGGGTATTACTTAGTTAATATAGAAGGCGAATGGTCTAGTGTGTTTTGTCCTAAGAAAATTGTGTTAGCCAGAAATAAATTTTTTGGTCCATTTATCACACAGAGCGAAGCAAATTCTAAATTATTGGAAGTAATACAATAAAGAGTTAATTAACTACGCATAAATAAAGTACATGATGATATATCAAAGGACTTAGTTATGAGTAGACCTAAACCTGTTGTAATTTTAGAAAATCTAAATAAAACAAACTATAAATGCGACCAAGTACTAGCGTCGGATGGAATTTGGGCAGTTTATCACAATGGTAAACCTGTAAATTTAAAAACACAAAATATATTAGTAAGCTATCCTGGCCCAAAGTACAGAAAAGTATCTTTTTCAAATCCAGGGCATGCTATTAGTTTAGCCAAAAAATTAAACACTCAATTTAAAACTGAGAGTTTTACCGTTGTTTTATTAAATCAAGGGCCTGTTGTTTATTCAGCTGTATGACAATTGTTAAAACTCAACTTGAATGGTCTAAAGCATTAGTTGAGTTAAAAACAAAAAAATTTCCAGAGCAAGTAGAGCAGCACTCGATCAATTACTTCCGGATAAGGTATTGGTATAATCCTACAAATGATCGTAGCATGCGATTGACTTTTGAAGGATTTTCTGAGTTTGTGGCACTTGGTGTGCAACACTATTCACACAATCTCCAACACAATATTTTACCAAAAACTTTAGTACAATTAGAAAAGTTTTTAACACAACCTTATTTAATAAGGAATGAATCCTCTATTAGCACGTTTGACGATGTTACTAGTTTAGCTCTTACTCTATATAACAATAACCTCCAATCTTACCTAGATCATACGCAGAATATCTCTTGACAAGGTAAATACGTAAGTAGAAACCATGAGTTTCTATTAACATTACACACAGGAGAAAAATATGTTAAACCAGCTAGCCGGTTATTTCCAAAAGATGTTTCAGGCATTTGAAAAGCCACAAACTTACGGATCAGCATTAGAAGAATACATTGTCAGACACGCACCACAAAATACATGTGATGTAGATCGTCTTACACGCCAATTTGATATGCATCACGCAGGAAAGGGTTGGATATGAAATTACTTAAATCAATTTATAACTTTTTGGGCGACATGGGCAAGGCCCGTGCTGCTACTCATCTTGCACAACGTGGCGACCATGTAGGTGCTAAAAGGCTCATGATGGAAGACTTTAAAGGGTGGATTTAATTCACCAAAAAAAACTGTTTAGCTATTGCATTAAGTAGATAAATAAGTTAACATACACACAAGGACACAATTATGTTTACACCCGATTTTTACATCGATCTCTTCCAGTCATCTAAAAGAATGATGACCAACAAAGTCTACACTGACGATAGACTGAATAAAGTTGCAAATAATTTTATTGATGCTCAAACAGTATTTGGTAAAATGATAGTCAACAACACAATCGAAATGCTCACTTATAGCGTTGACTCAATGAGTAAAGTTTTCTATCCTCAAACGGAGGAAAAAACAGTCAAGGCAAAGACTGTCAAAAAATCAGCCGACACAGACATTAACACACAAGGAGAATAATATGTCAACATTTGAACTACCAAAAACACCAGAAATTAAATTCAACAAAAACGGGTATGAAATCCGCACTGATATCTTGGGCATGGCTAAAAGCCTGGTACAAGACGATTTCCATGCTAAATTCCAAGGATGGGAATTGACTGCTACTCGTGACGAGAAGACAGGTCAAATTGTCAGTACAGTAGCAATGCCAACTTTTCCGGGACTGGACAAAGTGCTAGAAACTGCTGAAAAAATGTACGGTTTTGTAAACCAAGGTACTAGCAAAAAGTAAAAACTGCTGAAAAAACCAGCAAAAAGTGGGCTTTAGGCCCACTTTGTTGTTTAAAAACAACAAAAAATCCGTAAAAATTCCATAAAAAACGGTTGACTGCTAGCCCGAAAGGCACTATAATACATACATAGACAGCAACAAACAGGATAGAGATGGAAATAGCAGTAACAGCAGTTTTAGTAATAACAGCAAAGTTCATGGGTATGAATGTTATTGCAGAGCTACTGGCCAATGTATTTCCTGAACTTTCTACTTTGGTTTAACCCTTAACTGAACGGAGTTAATTATGAATCTTAACGTCAACGATACAGTTACTTGGTCTTCTAGTGCAGGCGTTCTCGAAGGTGTTATCACTAACATTTCGTTGAACCTCAACGCTGCCAACCAAGTTGTTCCTTGGATTGATATCTTAGTTGGTCAGATTGCCGGACATGATTATTCAGTTCGCCTGTGTGCCACTCATCAAAATCTCAAGGCAATGCGTGTTACTAAACTTGAAATTGAAACTGTTTAACCTTTAACTAACTGGAGTCTACTATGAACATTACTCAAATTAATACCGCTATCATGTTTGGTGATTTTACTAACGATCAGCTGACCAGCATTATTGATGCAGTTAAGTTTGCCCGTGCCCAACTAACAAAACAGAATCGCCGTGCTCTAGACTTAGGCGACACTGTACAGTTTCGTGACTCCAGGCGCGGAATGTTAGTACGTGGCACTGTTCAAAAAATTGCTATTAAGTTCGTTACAGTGCGAACTACCAACGGTCTTTGGAAAGTTCCTGCCAGCATGTTAGAGCTGGTTTTGGATGAGGCTGTAGTAGCCTAATAGGTGTTGCAAAAATACCACAATCAATACCCATACAATTGTGCGGGTTATTGATTGTATGCTATAATACATTTTTATTTAACTTGAAAGGTTATCATGGCTACTCAGATTTCAGATGCACGTACAGTTACTCCAGTTGAGGCACGTCGTGGTCTCATGCGTTGTTTTAAGAAACAACGACCTGTGTTCTTTTGGGGTCCCCCAGGAATTGGTAAGAGCGAGCTGGTAGCTGGCATTACTGAAGACTTGGGCGGGCATATGATTGATCTGCGTCTAAGCCAGATGGATCCAACTGACCTGCGCGGCATTCCTTTCTTCAACAAAGAAAAAAGTAAAATGGATTGGGCTCCTCCTATTGATTTGCCCGATGAAGAAATGGCCAGTCAGTATCCTATTATTGTTCTGTTCCTTGATGAGCTAAACTCAGCGGCTCCCAGTGTGCAGGCGGCGGCTTATCAACTTATTCTAAACCGTCGTATCGGCAAGTATGTATTGCCTAAGAATGTTGTTATGGTTGCGGCTGGTAATCGCGAAAGCGATAAAGGCGTTACTTTCCGTATGCCTAGTCCATTGAGCAATCGTTTCATTCATATGGAACTACGAGTAGACTTTGAATCCTGGCAGACATGGGCAGTTAACAACAAGATCCATAAAGATGTTGTTGGTTACTTGAGTTTTGCTAAACAAGACTTGTTTGACTTTGACCCACGCTCTAGTACACGGTCCTTTGCTACACCACGTTCGTGGGTCTTTGTTAGCGAACTGCTAGACGACGATGATGGTATGGACTCTGGCACTGTTGACTTGATCTCTGGTGCAGTAGGCGAAGGGCTTGCAGTTAAGTTTATGGCTCATCGTAAAGTAGCAGGTCAGATGCCCGACCCAGTTGAAGTGTTGAAAGGTCGTATCACTGAACTGAAAATTAAAGAGATCAGTGCCATGTACTCTTTGACTATCAGCTTATGCTATGAACTCAAAGATTCTTTTGATAAACTGGGTCCAAAGTCAGAAGAGTGGACTAAGATGACGGATAATTTCTTCCGCTTCATCATGGATAATTTCACTACTGAATTGGTAGTTATGGCATCGCGTATTGCTATTACCACATACGGCATTCCGTTTGTGCCTGGCAAGATCAAGAACTTTGACGAGTTCCATAAGCGTTTTGGTAAGTACGTGGTTGCCGCAGTTAAATAAAAAAGGGGCGCAAGCCTCTTTTTTATCTTGACAAACGGATAAGAATAATGTATAATACAATTTTAACCAGGATATATTATGTCTGACACTACCCTAGCAGAAAA